GTAGTAATATAGAAGTTATCCCAATCAACTGAACCGTAGTCATTGATAATGGAATCACTTGAAGGTTTTAATTCATAATAACGTTGGCCTATAACAGTTTCAATATAGGCGTTGCCGTACATTGGGTCAACTTCACCGCTTTCACCGGCAGACAAGAAAGGCCACTGGGGTTCTTGATTAATAATGTCAAAGTATGATTTGTTGACAGAATCTTTAACGTGCGCCTGTACGCCAATAGCTGTAGAGAAGTTACCGGATTCAAGCGGTACTTCGTTCAGCTCTCGGAGAAGCTCATTGGTTAAGTCGAGATATGTTGTTGCCATAGGTTATTTAGCCTTTGAATTTGTTAAAAGATTGGGGGCCTTTTACAGCCCCCGCACTTAGTTGTTACTAATTATGAACCGACTGCTAAGCTGTAGAATGCACCAACGAGAGCTTCAGGTCGTAGAACCTTAACACCGTATACGTGCAAACCACGACAGATGTCACCAAAGCTATCTGGGTCACGGATGACCTCAGTGCTAGTGATAGTCTGTGCAGTACAGATAGCTGACATGTGACCGGCAAGAATCTTACCGTCAGCATTAGTGGTCGCAGCAATGTTGTTAGACTTATACATGCTAAAGCCACGTAGCTTACCAGAAGTAACGAGACCGTTACGAATGGAGCCTTGACCAGCATTGAAGTCAACAGACAAAAGCTTAGAGCCTGACTGAGACAACTGCTCGTAGAAAGTAGGAGGAGCAACTACCCAACGACCTTCTTCTGGTACGTTCTGCTCATCAAGCAAACGAGCCATGTGAGCAAGTACGTCAAGTGGGTCGTTAATGAGCAAGTTGATAGACTTATCAGCTTCATCATAAGTTCCTACTACAGTACCAGTAGTGTTGTCATCAGCACCCAGAACGTGGTTCGGGCTTGAAGCTGATAGACCAGCAAAGGCAGCAGCAATTACACCAGCATCGAATGCGTCACGCAGAGCGTAAGCAGCAGATGAGGCAGCAACTTCTTTAAAGTTTACGTGAGACATAGAAGTTTCAATATCATCTACAACGAACTTAAATGCGTTTGCAGTATCAACAACAAGAGAAACTTCAGTGTCAGTCAATCGAGTTTCAGTTACGTCAGCGCCACGCTCATACTGGTAAACAGTAATGACTGGTTCTTTAATAACTTTAACAGAATCGCCATACGCAGAGATTTCACCGGCATAGTCAGTGTTAGTAATTGCTTCGGCTACCGACGCTTTACGGAAGAAGTTAAGAACCTTCTTGGAGTAAATTGCTGGTAGGAAGTTAGTGCTTGTGCCAAAGTTGTTATTGGCGGTTGTAGACTGTTTAAAGCCTGCATCTGATTGGTTAAAAGCCATGTTTATGTTTCCTTAAAATTAAAGACAATAGTTATTAAGCTACTACTCTGCCTTCCATGATAGCAGAATCAATTTCTTTTTCATACTTATCATAGTCGTTCATGGACAAAGCAGCAATTTCCCGTTCTGACCATATCTTCGGCTCGTTAGCGTTCACAGTTTTAGTTTTGGTTGAAACCATGTCGGCTGCCGAAGCGGTCGAGGTTTGTGACCGTCCTGAATTTCTTGAAGAAGATACTGAACCTAAACCTGTTTCCATCTTATAAAGGTCGATAGCTTTGATTGCAAGTCCTACGTTATCTGGATTTTTATACACCCAGTCTTGAATTGCTTCTGGCTGTGCTTCAGCCCAACCGTGAAACTCTTTACTCTGGCGAATGTCACCAAAGTCAGGGTGTGCTGATGCAAGTGTTTGCTCAGCTTCTCTTCGACTGATGTTAGCTTCACGCTCATCTAGTGTAGAGGTTCGTTCCGGTGCAAGTGCTTCAGCTTGTGGTTCAACATACTCGTTTTGAGCTTCTTGATGTTCCTCGTGACGGACGGCCTGTTCGGTTTGCTGTGTCATTCGAGTTTCAGCTTGAAGTTCTTGTTCTTTCTGTTTGAACTCACTAATCTTAGAATCGTAGTGCTTCTTTAAATCATCGTATCTCTTTTTATAATCTGTAGTAGATTCTTCATCCGAAGGGGCCGACTTGCGGGTAGCCTTGGCTGGTTTATCATAGTAAACACCTTCTGAACTTTGAAAGGGTAAGTCGTCAGTATCGGCTCCATATCCTTTGTTCATGTTGTAAGGGTTTGCTACTTCTTCTTGTAAGTTGTTTTCTTCAGTCATGTCACACTCCTTTGGGGCTTGAGTCTTTTCAAGGTAGCTATTCGATTCGCGAGAAAGAATAGGGCTTGATACTACAAGGTGGCCTCTGGTTATTTTAGGTATTAATAAGGGGCTGCGCTAACAGGTGGCCTTATTGTTTGCGTACACTTGGCATTGCATTAGCCTTTAGCATCTGGTTATGCACTCCCATATCGGGGTCTTGCATTTCCATCAGTCCAGACATCACGCTTCCGCCGCCGTACTTTTTCATTAAACCGCCATCGTAAGCACGTTCTGCATCATCCATCATAGTCTGAAGCTGTTCTGTGCCTAGCTGGTCGGTTGCTTTTCTGGTGAAAACAAATTCACCATCCGACAACCTTGCGGGTATCGAATCTGATGTGCCTGTGCCGGGGCCTTTAACGGCTCCGTCACCTGCAAATTCTCCGGCTGTATCCATGATTTTATCAAAGATAGTGCCTAATTTTTCATCGCCCTCTAGGGCTTGCAGTAGGTATGTTTGGTCGTCTGGCGTAAGAGCCTCGTCCATAACGTACTCTGCGTATTCGTCTTCCATTTCATCGTCTGGAAGTTGTGAAGCTTCTACTTTAGCCATTTCACCTTCAGGAATGTTGTCGTAAGTATCAACAGGCATATCAAGCATCGAGCCTTCTACGTCACCACCTTCAGCATATCCAATAGAGTTGTTGCTAGGCTCAATAGGGTCTGGGCCTTCTAGGTTTGAGATAGAAGCAACAGCGTCAGGACTTTGTCCGGCTGCAACTATCTTTGCTGCTTTCATTAAGCCTCCTTCAGATGACTCAAACTTACCACCGCTTATCATCTTAGCCACGGCTGAGAGCATTCCGCCACTCATTTTGCCTTCACGTTCTTGGTCTGCATCCATTTTTTGATAGGCTTCAGAAAGAACATCACCATCAAAAGACTCTACAATTTCTTGGAAACGTGCATCAATAGTTGCACGAGACTTATCTGTTTTAGCTTTTTCATATTCTTTTTCATACTGCTTAGTAAACATAATAAGCTTGTCTACATCGCTTTTACCCATCTCACCGCCTTCGTTTTTAGCTTCACGCTCGTTTTCAACAAAGCTTCCTAGCTTTTCAAAATCATCGTTAGCTAAAAGAGGCTTGGACTCTTCATCCATTTGTGTACGGTGTAAATCAGTAATAAACTCAGCAATAGATTGCTTAGTCTCAACAATAGGAGTATCAGAAACAGAGCTTAAAGATTCCATAATAAACTGCTTATCCATCTTTTTGTTTCCGCCCTGAAACTTAAAAGAGTTTACAAGCTTGGTAGTATCTTTTATGTTTTCTTGTACTACTTCTTGGCCTTGTGATTCTGCACTGCCTTTTGTTTTGGATACAGCTTCTGCCATTTCTTCAACTTCTACGGGAGTTGTGCGTTCAGGGCCACGAGCAGCTACTACATCTTTACGAGCTTCAGACAACAAAGTGTCAGCACCTTCGGCGGCTGCTTGGGCTACTGAGCCGACTGCATATTTTAGTTTAGGTACTTTCTTCATTAGTGGTATTCCTCATTTCGTTGTCTGGCTTCAATAGCCTGTTCTTTTAAGTTTAACAAATTACCCAGTGAATTCACTTTCCCCTGCCTGCGGAACACTTCCAGTTCCGATGTTGCCACCGCCAGTGCCTGTAGCTCCAAGTTCCTGAGGCTGTTCAGGTGCTCCGTCAGGGCTTGCCATAGCTCCGGGTTGTTCACCAGCGGCCCCAGTCGGGTCGCCATTTCCTTGTCCAGCATTTTGTGCTCCTATAATTTGTGCCATGATTGCAGCTTCTTCCGGGTCATTAAGAATCTCGTCAGGGTCGAGGTCAAGGCTGTAAGCCAACTCGCTAACAATTTTAGAGATTTTAACAAACGGTGCAATAGCAGGGTTCTGAGC